AGATGATACAGCATACAATACATATCAACCATGGAGAAACCTTAGAAGATAATGGCAGGCATTACACAAACTATCCCTAGCTTTAATCAAGGGATTTCAGAACAACCAGATCACTTAAAATTCCAAGGGCAAGTTAGAGATATTGTTAATGCGATTCCTGATGTCACACTTGGACTCTACAAAAGACCGGGCAGTAAACGTGTAGGAACTGCTCCTCTGACTAATGTATATAGCGATCAGAGTCACGCTACAAATAAGAATGGATCTTGGTTTCATTACTTTCGTGATGAATCAGAAGGATCTTATGTAGGTCAAGTTGCTCGAGACGGTCAGGTCAGAGTATGGCGTTGTAGTGATGGGCAACAGATGAATACAGTTTATGGTACAGGTGGGCAGACAGCTATACAAAATTATCTTGCAACAGATGAACCAGAAAATTTACAATTCCTTACTATCAACGACACTACCTTTGTTAACAGTCGTGATACTACTAACGCTGATACTCTAGTAGGTACTACAGGAACAACAGATGATAGACCAGAAGCTCACTGTGCTATGATCGAACTACTACGGACTGAGAACGGACGTCAGTATGGTATTAATATATTTGACTCTACATCTACAGGTAATTTAACAACTGTTAAACGAGCTACTAAAGTTAAAATAACAGGTAATGACTATGATGAAACTGATGGCTCAGGTCACTGCCCCGGTATAGGTACAGAGGTTTTTGCTGTAACAGCTAAGAACAGTTATACTGCATCAGAAAATATATTTGATGTAAGGAATAGTAGTGGTACTGTTATAACAGCTGGTAAAAATAACTTAACATTTCGCTGCACAGCTTTAGGTCAGCAAGGGGTAAGCCCTAACTATAGTGCTAGCAGCAATGGACCGGGTGGACAGAACTACAGATGCAGCTACAATCTAGAAGTCGTGTTACTACATGGTGGTGAAGGTTGGGATGTTGGCGATGTTGTACGAGTTATTCCAGAATCAGCTAGTGAAGCCAACGCCAATAATGCTCAAGCATATCTAGATATTACTGTTACAGAAATAGAAACTGTAGATGTTAAAGCTACACTAACAAATAATGGAGACGGTTTGATACGTCCAGCTCCTACACCATTTGATGCTGATACAGCTGTTACAGCTGATACTATACTAGCTGGTATAGCAGCACAGTTACCTTCTGGTATAACAGCTAAAGTTATAGGACCGGGGATATATCTATCTAGTGCTAACCCGTTTAACGTAGAAATAGCTGAAGAAGATCTCATGAGAGTCTTTCAAAAGACTATTAACGAGGTTACTTTACTACCTAATATGTGTAGACATGGCTATATAGTACAAGTTAAGAACGCTAGAATGTCTGATGAAGATGATTACTACCTACGATTTGATGGAGAAAATCAGCTTGATGGTACAGGATCATGGACAGAGTGTGCAAAACCGGGTATAGCTAAGTCTTTGACTAACATGCCATTGGTCATACAGCGTACAGCTGCTACTGAGTTTACTGTAAAACAATTTACATATGAAGATAGGCGAGTAGGTGATGACAATACTAACCCTATGCCAACATTTGTTGGTAAACGTATTAATAAAGTACTGTTTCACCGTAATAGATTGGCTATACTAGCCGGAGAAAATGTCGTAACATCAAGACCGGGCACGTTAGGAACACCTGATTTCTTTATAGAATCAGCTCTTACTGTGTCAGCTAGCGACCCTATTGACATATCTGCTGCATCTATGTTTCCATCTGATATATTTGATGGTATAGAAATCAATGCTGGACTGCTTGTATTTAGTACAAACCAACAGTTTCTACTGTCATCAGATGATACTGTTTTAAATCCAGATACAGCTAAGTTAAGAAGTGTCTCTACATATAATTACAACAAAGATATACCTCCTATATCACTAGGTACTACTATATCTTACCTTGATAACTCTGGTAAATTTAGTCGATTGAATGAAATGGCTAACACATCTAGAGAAGGAGAGCCTGATGTTGTAGAAATTAGTAAGCTAGTACCTACATTATTACCAAAAGATTTAGATTTATTTACTAATTCACGAGAAAACTCTGTTATATTGATAGGTAAAACTAACTCTGATACAGTATTTGGGTATAAGTATCTTGCTATAGGTGATAAAAGACAGCAACAAGCATGGTTTAAATGGAAATTAAACAACCCATTACTGTATCACTTTATTATAAATGACGAATACTTCTTTATAGATACAGATAACTTCTTACAAAGTATAAAACTTGTACAATCAGACGATGATCCTAGCTTTATTCAAGATGATATTGGTTATCAAATACATCTAGATAATCATACTACTATCAGTGGTGGTAGTTATAGTTCTGCTACAAATTTAACTACATTTAGTAATGTTAGCTGGCTACCTAGTGTTACAACACCTAACTACTCTCTAGCACTTATTGATATAAATACAAGTGCATCAAGAATAGGTAGATATGCATTACCCACTTTAACTAGCACAACTAGCTTTACAGTTCCCGGAGACTGGACTGGTGTTACTCTTACTATAGGTTATTTATATGAATATCTAGTAGAGTTTCCTAGAATCTATCCAAAAAAACAGGTAGGAGAACAATCTCGTGCCGATGTAAATTCATCACTTGTAATTCATAGACTAAAATTACACTTTGGAAAGATAGGTCTTTACGAAACAACACTCACACGTGTAGGAAAAGATGATTATACAGAGGTATATGAGTCATCTATATTGGACGAGTATGAAGTATCAGATGCTCCATACTTAGAAGAGTATATTAAAACAATACCTGTCTACGAAAAGAACAAAAACGTAGAAATTAAACTTAAATCAAGTCACCCCGCTCCAGCTACCCTAAGAGCTATGGCATGGGAGGGAGACTATTCACCATTATTTTATAAACGTGCCTAATTACATTCACCCAATCACTGTCGAGGCTGCCACAGAGGTAGCCTCTAACCTACGCCCAGACGACTTTAGAGAGGTCACAGAGGGTCATGGGCTAGATCCTATGATCTTCCTACCTATGGTCGCTAGAGAGGGCTCCTCGGTGTATTTCACAGTACCAGACGGCAAGACTGCCGGACTAGCCGGAGTAGGAGATGGAGGTGCAATCTGGATGTTATGTACACCAGAGATACATCGTTATCCCATCACATTTGCAAGAGAAGCGAAGCGGTTTGTCGATAGCCGTGAAGAGCCTCTATTGTGGAACATAGTAGACTGTAGAAATACAGTCCATCTAAAACTGTTAAAATTTTTAGGATTCAAGTTTTTACGTAAAGTAATCTTTGGACCTAACGATATAGAATTTATAGAATTTTGCCGTGTGCGTAGATGCTAATGCCGCAGCTAGAAATGCTGCGAAACAAAGATGGATGGAGAAAGATGCTAAGTATCGCTCCGAGTCTTTAAAATTTTTTAATAGAGAAACAACTGCCCAACGTGGACTTGCACTTGCTGCCAAAGGTTATAGTCGAGATATTAGTGACGACTACCAGAGAGCATTATATGTTCAAGGTAGAGCCAGAGCTCAGTATGAGTCAGTTTATATGAAGTACCTTAAAGGTAAAGGGACAGTCGATGAAGGTGGTAGAGCTCGAAGAAGAACTACTGGCTTACGAGAACTGATACGAGCTAAAGGAGCTCTTGAAAATGCTGTATCCAATGAGTTTGGTGCTAACATGCAACGACGTTACATTGCACGAAAACGTAAGTATCAATCAACAGTCGCTCGATCACGAGAAGCACTGGGTATACGACCAGAATATGGTGCACCTGTATTGATGCCGCCGACTGACAGACTGAGTGGTGCGTTAAGTATTGCAAGTAGTATTGCAAGTATTGCAGGCACAACAGTAACCGGTGGACAGAATCCTAAAACTATTCTAGATATTATAAGAGGAGTATAACATGTCATCATCATATTTAGAATCGCTGGGGCGTAGAGAACTCGAACCTTACAGCAACGAAAAACTTAACTACGAAGAGACCGAACCTGATCTAACTAAAAAAGTCAACGAACAGATTGACGCTAACATACAAGATCGTAAACAGTTTTTTCAAGACAATATAAACATATATAACCAGACTCAATCTTTCGCAAAGTTTAAAGGTAATCTAGCTAGCTTACAGAGTCTTATTCCATCAGTTGCTAAAGTTAAAACACAGGCTGATAACTTTAAAGCGAACAGACTTATCATAGATCAAATTTTAAAAGACAATGAAAATGAAGATAAGAAAGCTGAGTTTGCAAATATTACAATTAAGGAAGAAGAGCTTAATCAAGAACTAGAAAACACCGAAAATCTCGAGCTCGGTAACATAGATAAAACTAGAGCTAACAATCCCGGTAAAGTTGGTACAGATACATCTGGTGAACAGGTAGGTCCAGTCGAATACATAGCACTTAAAAACAGACTTGCTAATGAGAAGCTACAAAATCCTATAAATGCTAAAAACAATTTAGCAATGGAGTGGGAGATGTTTTGGGCTATTGCTCAGGATAGTATGACAGTAGGAGGAGTGCTTTGGAAGGATACACCACTAGATCAAAAAGATGAATTTTTACGAGAAGCAGCTGGTGTATTTATATCTGAATACACAGCTAAAACTGGTATAACAGATCGTGCACTTGTTACAACTTTTGCACCTATATTTGAACAAGCTATAAAAGATAATATAACTAAGAGTGTAAGTATTGAAGAAGATGCTGTTAACAAATATTACCAAGATGCAGATGATAGTAAAACTTGGCAATACTATAATAATGCAGCAAAAGTATTTAAAGAGAGTAAAGGTAAAGTAAAACTTTCTGGTGTCTTTGAGCGTAATACTTGGATTAAAAATTCAGCAACATATCTAAAAAGTATAGGTCATCCAGAACCTATGCGAGAAGCTAATAGGCAATGGCTGTTGATGATAAAAAGAGGTATTAAAGCTAAGTTAATTGATGATAATACTTTAAACTTTCTATTTCAATACTACAAATTTAAACCTGACGGTGGTGGTCCAGAAGTTAACTACGAAACTTTACAGCCTAATGCAGTTGCAGAGCTTCGTACATACTACAACGAGCAGAAAAAGAATGATAACCTAGACGATCAGAAAAGTGCAGTAGATGCTTACAAAGAGTTAGCGGATGCTGGTAAAGATATACCACGTGATTGGCGTTCATACATAACAAATCCAGAGCTTGTTTCAGTTATGGAAACGTTAGAAGATAATCAGAAAAAGACTCTCTTACAAAAAGAAAATCTTGATAATGCTGACATTCAGCTTATAGCAGACTTAGCTGACGGACGTATAAAAAGTAATCCAAAGTTTAAAAACAAACTTAAAGATTATACTTGGCGTATAAATAAGCAGTCTGAAGTCATGAAAGCAATCGGTGAAGACTTTATTAAGATTAAGAAAAAGTATGTTGAAGAAATGGGACAAGACCAGACAAAAGCTAATCAGTTAACCATTCAAGACATAATAAAGAATTTAGAAAAAGGAGATTACGATGGAGATGTCGATTTAGAAATCATAGAGACTGATAAACTTAGTGCTCGTTCTGTAATCAAAGCAGTTCAAATTTATAAGGAAAACCCAGATGCTCTATTCTCAAGTGAAACTCACGATCTTGAAGAACCTCATATTGTAAATGGTTTAAAGTACCTTGATCCAAACGATGACTCAGTTACAGAGTTACCCGGATTTTTTTATGCTGTTGAAAAACTGTTTCCAAATCATTCAGCTATAGATATACTACATATTAGAGCTTTAAAAACTGGTAAGCTTAAAGAGCCTATAGACAGACTTATGCAAATAAAAGACTATAGCATGGTAGCTCCAGAAGTTAGAAATTTATTAACTGATAAACCTAATGCAACAAACACTTTAATTGCAGCATCTACAATAACAAGCGACGACGACTTAAATGTTTTCTTTGAAAAGCTTGTAACTAACGAAGCTGGTCTACATGGTACAGTACATGCTCACAAGTATAGTGGTCAGTGGGAATCTGAATTACCAGACGGACGTATGCTAGGAGATTTAACAAATGGAGAGGTATTAGCTTTACTTAAAGATGATAAGCTTTCAGATATAGGAATGTATGGATTTACACGTTATGGACTTTTATCAGTATTTAACGAGTTTAGTGACGTTATTGATCTTGATGCTAGATTTGACCGTAGATCACAGACTTACTTTTTAATGTATAGATTCTTTCAGAAAGCAAACGAAGGTCATCTAATGCCTAGACGATTGTTAAAATTTAGCGAAGAGGACCAGAAAAAGTTTAGAGACCTTGCGTTTTCAATCAATCCAGCGTACATAACACCTATGAACAACCCAGCTTGTTTAAGCGAAGAAGCATGTAATGAACTTATACAAATTGTTATACCAGAATAAATGGAAAATGAAATTGACGTAGGCTATGATCCTACCGGATTGCCCTCTGTCGAAGAGCTGAGTGCTAATCTTGAAGACCAAATTAAAAAAGAAGAAGACTTAAAAGCAGCACAAACAAGATCCGTAGAATCTGACGAACAATATGCTAAAGAACAGGAAGATCCTAGAAACGCAGATACATGGGGTATTAAAGCTTTAGCCAAAGAAGGTCAATCTATCCTTTCTGGTGGATTACAAGATACTGCTTCATCAATCGCTACATTTCCTGAGCGTACTATTGACGCTTTAAGCGGAGAAATGAAGCGTGAAAAAGATATGCTTGGCGAGTATAAACCAGAGTGGCAACCTTTTGATAGTTATGATGACCCTATAATTACCAAAACATGGTGGGGTAAATTACTTAGAGGTACTGTTCACTTTGGTTCTATGGCTGCTGGTACAGTGCTAGCGGCAAAAGGACTTGCAGCAGCTGGAGTACCTTTACTAGGTGTTGGTGCAGCTAAACTATTAGGTCTAGGCTCTGTTACAAGAGCTATGGCTATTGGAGGACTGTCTGATTTAATGTCTAAAGAATCAGACGGACATAACGCACTAGGTGCACTAACTGAAAGATACGGTTGGATTGACACACCATTAACTACAAAAGAAACTGACCATCCTATTATGATGAAACTAAAAAACATCGTAGAAGGTATGGGTATAGGACTTGCTTTTGACGGTGTAGCTCATCTAATCGGTAAAGGTGGTAAGAGTGTTAAGAATCAAATTATAAGACGTAACCAAAGTATCGAAAACCAAACTACTACAGCAGCACTGATACAGATACGTAAAGGTGAAGCTGAGTTTCGTGCTGCAAAAAACGCACCTATTGCACAGAGACATCAAGGTGCTGATATATCTGAAGTTGACCCCGGTGATGCTTACCAACAATTAAAACGTACACGTCAAGACTGGGGATCTGAAGATGGATCTACTGGCTCTGTAACTACAGCAGTAGAGCGTGAACGTATAGCTTTAGAAGGTGGTACAACAGACGAAGTAGTTGAGCGTACATTACGAGGTTTATTTACTGATGAAAAGTTTAGAAAAGAATTAGACGCAGTAAAAGGTAATCGTAAAGCTTTAGCTCAAGTATGGCGTGATGCTGTTCATAATTATAGACAGATTACAGAAGGTAGAAACGCTGCTGAAATGTCTGCGGAAGAATACTTATCTGGTTTATTTGAAAAACAGAAAGCAGTATTACCTTTAGGTGATGAAGTATTTGAAACATGGGCTGCTGAAACAGTTGTAACAGCTGACTTAGTTGTAGGATCTCTATTAAAACAACTACGTGATACTGGTATAGCTGGTAGAGAACTAGCTGATTATGTATCATTAGATGATATAGATGGTCCAGCAAAGCAAATAGTAGATACAATGCTTACTGCTTTGACACAAACTAAGAAATCTAGGTTTGTAGCTTCTGATTATTTTAGATCCTTTGGTGCAGGCAAGAACCTTGACCAAATAAATAGGGCAGTAAATGATTCTGTAGCTGCTGAAATGGTAGATACTAAAGAATCTATTATGTCTATATTGAAAATAGCTAAAGATGACGCTGATGACGAGTTACTAAATGCGTTATTTGAAGCATTTTCTATGATGAAAAATGTCAATAGTTTAGACGATTTTGATAACTGGGCGAGAACTATACTAAAAGGTGGTCAAATAGGAGAGCAAGGACCACAACGTACTGGTGCTTTAATACGTAGCTTACAAGAAATGATAAGCCACAGTGTATTAAGTGGACCTAAAACACCATTACGAGCACTTTTAGGTACAGGTGCTGCAACATTTTTGCGTCCTATATCTACATTTATAGGTGCTACAATGCGTTATCCGTTTACAGGTGACTCAGCTACTATACGTGGTAGCCTTGCATCTATAAATGGTATGTTTGAAGCTATACCAGAAGCCTTTGATTTGTTCTTTACTAAGTTAAACGGATACTGGAGTGGTGATATATCAACAATTAAGACTAGATTTATTGAATTTACAAAAGGTGATTATAACTGGGAAGTAATGCGTAGATGGGCAGAAGATAGTGGCAGAGCTACTAGAGAAGATCGTGCTATCTTTGCAATGACTAATATGATACGTGGTATTAATAACAATAATCTTTTTACTTACTCTACTAAGATAATGGCAGCGACTGACGATGCTTTTACATTTTTACTAGGTAGAGCTAAGATGAGAGAAAAAGCTATGCGTAGAGTTCTTGAGTTAGAAGGTAACGGAGTACAACTTCCAGAAATAACTGCGGACGTAATGAAAGCATATCAGGATGACTTTTACGGACAAGTTTTTGATAGTAATGGTAACATTAAAGATGAAGCTTCGATGTTTGCAAAAAAAGAAGTTACACTTACACAGGATTTAACTGGTTTTGCAAAAGGTCTTAATGATGTTATGACAGCAAATCCATTTGTAAGACCTTTCTTTCTATTTGCTAGAACTGGTGTCAATGGACTTGCACTTACAGGTAAGCATACACCCGGATTTAACTTTCTTGTTAAAGAATTTAATGATATAGCTTTTGCTGATCCTAAAAACTTAGCTAGTGTTAAAAAATATGGTATCAATACTTTAGAAGAATTACATAATGCTAAAGCACTACAAACAGGTAGACTAGCTATAGGTTCTGCTGTAACCTTTATGGGTGTACAAGCATGGATGTCAGGTAGATTAGCCGGTAACGGACCTACAGATAGGCAAATGAGACAGGGCTGGATAGATGGTGGTTACTTACCTCGTACTATCGAAGTCGGAGGTATAAGAGTCGAGTATGATTCTATAGAACCTTTCGGACTTATACTTTCTACAATCGCTGACGTTGGTGATGCTAGCATACTGATGGGTGAAGAGTGGACAGAAAAAGAACTACAAAAAATATCACTTGTAATTGCACAATCTATTACAGGTAAATCATATCTTGCAGGGTTACAACAGTTAGTTGATTTAACAGCTGGACGCCCCGGTCAGATTGAACGTATTGTAGGTAGTATAACAAACAACACTGTACCTCTTGCAGCTTTACGTAATGAAATGGGTAAACTAATTACACCATACATGCGTGAAATTAACTCTGGTGTATTCCAGTCATGGCGTAACCGTAACCTAGCTACTGAAAATTTACCCGGTATAGAAGGATTACCTGTTAAGTATGACATGCTTAATGGTAAACCACTTAGAAACTGGGACTTTATGACTAGAGCATTTAACATGATAAGTCCTGTACAGATTAATTTAGATCAAAGCCCCGGAAGACAGTTTTTATTTCAGAGTGGTTATGATCTAAGACTTACAACTTTCTATGCTCCTGACGGTACTAACCTAACTGATGACCCTAGAATTAGATCTTTATTCCAAGAAGCTATTGGTAAATATGATCTAGAAAAAACATTAAATGATCTAGCTAAAGATCCAAAAATTATAGCATCAATGAAATTAATGCAGGCGGATATACGTGCTGGTAATAGAGCACGGTTTAACGCTAGAGACTACCACCATAATATTGTAATAGATAGAATTTTTAAACAAGTTAGAGAATTAGCTTGGGATGATATTAGATACTATCCAGAAGTATTACCTGTAGTACAGTTACAAGAAACTAAGTCTCGAGATCAGGCACTTAAACAGTTCCAATCCTACAACCTAAATAACATGTATAAGTAATGGCAACAACTTTCGTAGACTATACAGGAGACGGGAACGCTACGAAGTCGTTTTCCTTTCCTTCCATAAAAGAAGCAGATATTAAAGTAGACGTTGATGGTGTTACAAAATCATCAGGCACACACTATAATATAACAAGCTATACAACAACCGGTGGTGGTAACGTAGTATTTACTTCCGGTAACATACCCACCAGCTCACAGTCTATACGTATTCGTAGAGACACAGATGTAGATACTCCTAAAGCTACATTTACGGCGGGCTCATCCGTTAAGGCAGGCGATCTTAATAATAATTTTACACAGATTCTGTATGCTGCACAAGAAGAACAGAATCAAACTATAGTTTCATCTGATTTAAAAGACGGTGCTATAACAAGTGCTAAGATACTTGATGGTACTATAGTTGCAGGCGATCTAGCTAGTGACTCAGTTACCACAGCTAAGATAGCTGACAACGCTGTAACAATGGCAAAACTAGGTAGTGGTGCATTACCTACAGACATTACAGTTGCTAGTGCTAACATTACCGATCTTACAGTTGCTACAGCTGACATAGCAAACGGTGCAGTTACAACACCAAAGCTAGGAGCTGACGCTGTTGATGGTACTAAGATTGCAGACGATGCAGTTGATTCAGAGCACATAGCAGCTGACTCATTGGATACTGAGCACTATGCTCCTACATCTATTGACTCAGCAGCACTTGCATCAAACGCTGTTACTGAATCCAAGATTACAGATGCTAACGTAACTGAAGCTAAACTAGCTGCTAACTCAGTAACTATTTCTAAAATTGGTTGTGAGCAGACTACAATAACTGACAGTGACTCACACCTACCAACTTCTGGTGCTGTTGTAGATTATGTAGCTGCACAGCTAGAACCATTTGGTGGTTTTGAAGCTATAGCTGATGACCAATCCTTTCCTAATACACAACCAGTATCTGGTGTTGCTATTTCTATAGCAGACGCAGCTGGTATTGTCGTAAGTGGTAGTGGTAGCAGTACAACAGGTAGGACTGTAGGTGGTACAACTGTTACAATAAACAACATACCTTCTAACTTTCACAGTTCTACTGTAGCTAGTGGTATACGTTTTATCGTAACATCAACTGGCTCTGGTCAGGTATATAACTACCATAAAGCTACACTTGCAGAAAGCGATCTAGTTAGTCTTAGTGGAGACATCAATGATTTCAACGAAAGATATAGAGTTGGCTCGTCGAACCCTACAAGTAATAACGACGCTGGTGATTTATTCTTTAATACTGGTACAAATAAATTACTCGTATATAATAGCTCAACTGGTGCGTTTGAAGAAACACAGTCAGTTGGACAATTCTTTATAAATACAATATCTAGTTCATCAGCAACTGGCGGAGGCAGTGCAACATTTAATGGATCAGCTTATAGATTTACCCTTAGTAATGCAGGGACAGTTGCCGAGCAACACCTTGTTAGCATCAATGGAGTCATTCAGAAACCTAATAGCGGAACCAGTCAACCCAGCGAGGGCTTTGCTTTGGACGGCGGGGATATCATATTTAGCTCCGCTCCTTCTACTGGTGTTGATTTCTTCATCATCACGATCGGGTCAACAGTAAATATAAATGAGCCAAGTGCTGGTAGTGTAACAGCTGCTAAGATTGCATCTGGTGCAGTAGAAACAGCAAAGATTGCGGATGACGCAGTGACTGCTGCAAAGCTCGCTGACACGTCTGTAACAGCTGGTAGTTATGGTACAGCCTCAGCTATCCCAGCAATTACTGTAGACGCTCAGGGACGTATCACAGCAGCTTCTACAAACGCAGTGTCCATACCTCCAGCAGTTGGTGGTGGTAATGGTGTTGACTTTAACGACAACGTAAAGGCTAGATTTGGTACAGGTAATGATTTAGAAATTTATCACGACTCAAATAATAGTATTCTACAAGATGCTGGAACAGGTGAATTACAATTAAAAGCTAATAGTGCTATAAGAAATCAAGGCACTGCATTTTATGTGAATAGTGAAGATGCTAGTGAAGCCATGATTGCGGCAGTGCAGAATGGAGCAGTTACTCTCTATCACGATAATAGTGCAAAATTAGCTACGGCCAGCGGTGGCGTGACCGTAACAGGTACAGTAGCTGCAACAGCTTACACAGGTGATGGTAGTAACTTAACAGGTGTAGCATCAACAGTAGCTGACGGATGTATCTATGAAAACTCACAGACTATATCTAACAACTACACAATAAC